ATGACGCAGCAACGATTGTTTCCCAAACCCTTGCGTGACGGGGAGGTGACCCTGTTTGCCAGTGCCGGGCAGGCGTGGTTCTGGTTTGTGCGCTGTCAGGCCGCACGGATTGAAGGGGCGCGGGTTGTGGCCGATGCCGGGGATGTGACCCGGCCGTGCGACCCGGACGATATTTATAACGCGGTGATGCGGTTATGGCGCGGCGGCGTGATTGGGCAGGCGCATTTACAGGTGCTGGAATATTACGGTGCGGTGGAACGGGTGCCTGACCCAAGGGTGGAGGAGGAACAGCGCAAGGCGGTGTTGTGGTGTGAAGCGCTGGAAGTGCTGGCAACCGTGTTGATCCGCCGGGGTATTGTGGACCCGGACGGGGAAGCATTGGCACAGGCCGACTATGACGAAAACGATAGCGACCAGGAAATGCAGGGAGATTTTACGCCATGTCATTTTTAGGGAGGTTTTCACAGGGGGCATGTGTGGCGACGTATTTTGGGCGCGATGCGGCGAATGACCAAAGCGTTGCGAAGGGGGGCGAGTTTAAAAAGGACATGGAACATGCCCGGTTTGGTGCAGGGGCACATGTTTTGAAGCGAAGCTGGCACGGCGAAGGCGATGTGCAACGGTTGGGCGCACATGATGGTTTATCAAACCGGCCGCAGGATTGCCGTACCATGCCGATAAGGACCGGGGCCGGTGAAAAGGGCGGGGAAAACCGGGCCTTGATTGTGTTTGCTGATGCGCCGGACAAATGGGCTTTACGGTGGTTGCCTGCGGGGTTTCGCCATTGTTTTGCGGTGATTGCGACGCGCGAAAGCGGGCAGTGGATTTATTTGAACCCGGCAAGCCACCAGTTGCACTGCGAGCTTTGGCAGTTTTCGGCGTTGTTTGACCCGGCAGCTTATTATCGCGAACAGGGGCATAACTGCCTGTGGGTGACATTGCCCGATGAGGGTGCCCAAACGATGCGGCTGGGCATGTTTAGTTGCGTTGAAGTGATGAAACGGTTGCTGGGCATTTCGGCGTGGTATGTGCTGACCCCGGCGGGGTTGCATCGTTACCTTGTGAACAAATCGAAAATTTATCAAAAAAGTTCTTGATTTGTTCTTTTAAATAGGCTAGGATACCTAAATCAACACCACAGTTGCGCCCGCTACCGGAAACGGTGGCGGGTTTTTTGCTTTGAGGCTTTGAGGCTTTGAGGCTTTGAGGCTTTGGAGCCTTGGCACCGCGATGCGTCGCGTTGGGGCGTTGCTGTGCGGAACAGGGCAGGTTGAGGGATGGGTGGGGCGAATTGGCGGGGAAGCGGGGCTTGCGCACAGGTGCCGGGGAGAGTGACGGGTTTTTGGGAGCAGGGGCGAGAAAATGAAGCAGGCGGAAATGGATAGCGCAATGTTGCGCAGGCGGTTTCGAACAGCTTTGCAACGCCGGGGGCATTGGCAACGCCATTGGCAGGAATGTTATGAATTTGCCCTGCCGCAGCGCCAGGAAAGTGATGTGGCTTTTGGTGGATTTGGCAGCACAGGCGGGGCGGGCGGCAATGTGGGCAAAAAGCAGTTTGACCGGGTGTTTGACGCCACGGCACCCGATGCGGTGGAGCAACTTGCCGCCAGTTTGCTTGGTGAAATAACGCCGCCGTCGGGCGGGTGGTTTCAGATGGTGCCGGGCGACGATGTGGCCCTGGCAGATCAGGCAGATTTGACCGACAAACTGGCCCGTGCGGGGCGGATTGTGCAGGGGCATTTTGAACGGTCCAATTTTGCGGTTGAAATTCATCAGGCATACCTGGATCTGGTGACGGTGGGAACGGCATGTTTGCGGCTGGAGGAAGACGGGCCGGGTGCGCCATCGCGGTTTCGGTTTTGTGCGGTGCCGGTGCGCCACCTGGCATTTGAGGAACGGGTGGATGGCACGCTGGATGCGGTTTTTCGCCAGTTAAACCTTGGCATTGAGGACATTTGCGAAAAATGGCCGGATGCATCCATACCCGGCCATATTACGGCAGCACCGGAAGCCGAGACGGAAAAATTTGCCGTGATCGAGGCCGTTTTGCCGGACCGGTCCGGGGCGGGCGGATATGATTATGTGGTGTTTTTTGCCAATGACCCGGCCGCAAATGTTGCGCAGGATGACGTGATTGCCAAAGGGCGGTTTGCCGTTTCGCCCTATATTGCCTTTCGCTGGTTAAAGGCGCCAGGCGAAATTTATGGACGATCGCCGGTGATGAAGGCATTGCCCGATATTAAAACCGCCAACAAGGTGGTGGAACTGGTTTTAAAAAATGCATCGATTGCGGTGACAGGGATTTGGCAGGCCGATGATGATGGCATTTTAAACCCGGCAACGGTGCGGCTGGTGCCGGGCAGTATTATTCCCAAGGCAGTCGGGTCGGCGGGGTTAACGCCGTTAGATGCGCCGGGACGGTTTGATGTTTCGGACGTTGTTTTGGCCGATTTGCGCGAACGCATTCGCCGTTGTTTGTTAACCGACCGGTTAGGCCAGGTGGATGCCCCGCGGATGACCGCGACCGAGGTTTTAGAAAGGGCTGCCGAAAATTCGCGTTTGTTGGCCGCGACCTATAGCCGGTTGCAGGCAGAACTGATTTTTCCGTTGATGCGCCGGGCGTTGTATGTGCTGGCGCGCAGTGGCGAGCTTCCCGATATTCCGATTGATGGCAAGGTGGTGTGTTTGCGCCATACCGCCCCGATGGCGCAGTTAAGCCGCAAGGCGGAAGCCGGGCAGACACTGGATTGGTTGAGCAGGCTGGCATCGTTGGGGCCGGATGCGATGGCAACCATTGATATGGACAAAACCGTGCGCTGGCTGGCCGCGCAGTTTGGCGTGCCACAGGATTTGTTGCAACCCGAGATGACGCCCGAAGACATGGCCGGAATTGCCGGAATTGTGGGCGAGATGATGAATGCGCCGGAGGTTGCCGGGAAAGTTGCCGGGGAGGGGGGACAATGAGGATTTGGCGGCGTGTGAAACCGGCGAGGGCGGATGCCGTGATGGATGTGCAAGCCGATGCGCAGCCAGTGGCTGGTTTGAGGCACGGTGGGCACGGTGGGCACGGTGGGTATGGGGCGGCGGCGTTGGCCGGTGAGGATGACGGTGCGCGCCAACATGGTGACGGGGATGACAGCGGGTGGGGCTGGTTTGAGGGCGGCTTTGTTGCGGATCGGAAATCGCCCACGGCTTTGTCAGAACGGAAAAATGAAAATGCCGAAGTGATTGGGGTTTCGCACGAGGAACGGGACCGGGCGTGGCAACGGGTTTTGGGGCCATCCGCCGGGCATGATGCGGCGATGGTGTGTGCAGATTTGCGCGCCATGACGCTGGAACGTGCCCTTGGCCCGGCGGCAAGCCCGCAGGCGATTTGGATGCTGGAAGGGCAGCGTGCATTGGTGTTGCAGATGTTGCGCCGGGCACGGGGCGATTGATGGCAGGTGAAGGTTTGAAAATTTGGGAGGGTTTTGATGGCAGGAAATGCGGGTGATGTTGCCGGCCAACAAGGGGGTGCTAGGGGTGGAAATGCACGCGGGGCCGGGGCCGGAACCGGTGATGGGGCCGCGCTGGTGAAAGGCGATGGTGCGGCGGGACCAGGTGCCGGAGCAGGATTGCTGCCAGTCGGCGCAGGGCAAAACGGGAATATTTTGAGTGCGGCGGCGGGATCGGCGTGCAGGGGTGAGGATGGCGTTGGTGTTGCGGGCAGCATTGGCGGCGGCGCAGTTGGTGGCACCGGAATGGTGGCGGCCATGGCACGTGCGGCAGAAACCCCGAATGGTGATATGCCCGCGTTTCAGATACCGGGGCCAGAAAGTTCGGATGCCGAGCGGCAGGCATTTTATGCGGCCCTTGGGGTGCCGCAAAGCCCGGCAGATTATGAAATTAGCGGGGCGGAGGAGCTGGGCGGGGTGAATGAGGCCCTGAATGCCCGGTTGCATGAAGCCGGTTTTACCGGGCCGCAAGCACAGCTGGTGTATGATTTGGCATCTGAAATTTTATCGCCAATGGTGGCACAGGCCCAGAATGCCGCACGGATGGCAGAGATGCAGGGGCAACTGGCGGCTGAATTTGGCGGGGCGGAACACTGGGCGAAACTGGCCCCGCGCATTGCCAGCTGGGGGCAAAAAAACCTGCCCGCAGCCTATGAGGCGATGGCGCAAAGCCCGGACGGGGTGCGGGCATTATACCGGCTGATGCAAGATGGCAGCGAACCGGGGCTGGCCGGAAACCATGCCGGACAAGGCGGAACCGACCCGCAGAACGATATTAACCGGTTGATGAATGACCCGCGTTACTGGCGCGACCGCAACCCGGCCATTGTCGCCCGGGTGCAAGCCGCATTTGACCGGCTGCACCAGGGGAATTAAGGGCGCGGATGGCCGGTGGTGGGGTAACGGTTAATCGGCTGGTTTGACGTGATAGCGGCCGTCGCTTTTGCTGACATCGGGCGGGATGCGGGAGCGTTCGAAGGCGGCATAGACATCATAGAGGCCGGGTGCCGGGCTGTTGTTGGTGGCGTCTTCGGTCAGAGCGAGGCTGTCATCCATATCGCGGGGTTTTTCAAAGATATGAACCGGGACAGATTGCTGACCGGCGCGCAGGGCTGCATCGACTAGAAGATAGATTTGTTCGATGTCGTCATTATTAAGGGAAATACCGGCAAGGTCCGAACAGTTGCCATGCAGACTGTAGGAAATGGCACCAGCCACATCGCTGGTGGTTGGGGCGTCGTCATCGGGCAGGGGGTTTAAATTCAGTTCGACGTGGCTGGGACTGTTGGGGGACAAATCATCGCGGCGGATACGATAAACACCGGGCGGGGGTGTTTGCAGGGCGGCGTTGCCGGCGTCCTGGTCGCTGCAAAAACCGGCATCCTGAATTTCGCTATAGCGGGTGTCACCACGCAGCCAGACTTGCAGTTTTTGATCGGCGGTGAAAACCCGCAAATAAACCGGTGCGCCCACGGCAATGCCGGCTTCGTTAAGGCGTTTTTCCATGTCGGGCAAGACGCGGCTGCGGATGCGGTCGGCGCCAAAGCCGGTAAGGGCAGACACGCGAGAGGTGAATGCATGAAAATAGGCAGGCACAGGGGTATAGGGCAGGGTGAAATAACCCGCCGCCGCCAAAGCGATAACAGTTAAAATTGCATAAGTACGTGCGCGCACCTGGAAGGCTCCGACTGGGTTGACGTTTTGTAAATCGGGGTCGTCCGGCGACCAGTAAACAAGCCGGTCTATCTGACCCGGAAGCCAGAATCCGGAACAGGAAAACAACCATCAAAGCATGACCATAAAATGACAGTTAAGGCGGTAAATAAGGCGTTTGTGCCTTGTTTGTCGCGATGGCCTTCGTGTGAGAATTTCCAACGCAAAAGGGGCGGCGATGAGTATTTCCATTGATAAAAGTTTTGTTGAGCATTTTCAGGCCGATGTACATCAGGCCTATCAGCGGATGGGGTCGAAGCTGCGCAACACCGTGCGGGTGAAAAACGGGATTAAGGGGGCGACCACCGTTTTTCAAAAAGTGGGCAAAGGCATTGCCACCACCAAGGCCCGGCATGCCAAGGTGCCCGTGATGAACCTGAGCCATGCAACGGTGCGCTGTGATTTAAGCGATTATTATGCCGGGGACTGGGTGGATGCGCTGGATGAATTGAAGGTCAACCATGATGAAAAAATGGTGCTGGCCAATGCCGGGGCCTATGCGCTGGGGCGCAAAACCGACGAACTGATCATTGAGGCCCTGAAAACAACCGAAAACGTGGTTGTACACGATAATGCCGGTTTGACCCTGGACAAGGTTTTGGAAGCCTTTGAAGGCATGGGGACACTCGATGTGCCCGATGACGGGCAGCGTTATGCGGTTGTTGGCTGGAAACAATGGTCGGATTTGCTGGCGGTAAAGGAATTTGCATCGTCGGATTATATTGGTGATGACGATTTGCCGTGGAAGGGCACGCAGGCCAAACGCTGGCTGGGGACATTGTGGATGCCCCATTCGGGCCTGCCGGTGAAGGACGATGTGCGCAGCTGTTTTTGGTATCACCGCACCGCAGTTGGCCATGCGGTGGGGGCGGATGTGGAGACTGACATTACCTGGCACGGGGACTATGCGGCACATTTCATTAATAATTCCATGAGCCAGGGGGCGATCAAGGTGGACGGGGACGGGATCATCTGCTTGCAGGCCAAGGAATAGGGGGCTGTTTGGGCGGCATCATTGGCGCGGTATTTGCGGAGCGATGGTGCCGCCATTTTGATTGGCCCGGATGGGCGTCTTTTCCAAAAAATAGCGGAGCATTAAAATGGCAGAAGGTTTCAAGGCCCGGAATTTAAGCGTTCTGGCCTATGCCAACGGTTTTACCCTGTGGCATTACGTGACCCCGGATGTGGCGACCGATGTGGATACATTGAATTATTTTGCACCCGCCCGCGACATGCTGCGCGCGGGTGACATCATGTTTGCCAATACCAACCGCGATGGCGGGGTTTCGGGCGGGATGTTTTTGGTGACGCAGGCCGATGTTAACGGCGTTGATGTGCGCGATATGACAGCGATTGGCACCACCAATACCGATTGATCGGGGGGATTTGGCTGGAAAATTTGAAAGCCCGGTTCGGTTGAGCCGGGCTTTTTTGTGGCTGGCAGGGAGGCCGTGATGGCGTTAAGCGATGTGGCGTTATGCGCACGCGCACTGGTGATGATCGGGGTAAGCCCGATTGCATCCTTTGCCGAGGAAACGGTGGAGGCGGAAGTGGCGGCGATGTTGTACCCGGCACTGCGTGACGGGATGCTGGCGGCGTATCCGTGGCGGTTTGCCGCGCGGGGCAAGTGGCTGGCGCGGTTGGCACCGCCTGATGATGAAAAAGGCCAGTTGGCCCGCGATGACAGGCAATTTGCCCTGCCGGGGGATTTTATAAGGTTGTTGTCGCTGGAAAGTGGTGCCGGGCAATTGCCGGAATTTGAATTGCGCAAGGGTGTGATTGTATGTGGGGCCGAACGGGCATTTTTGAATTATGTGGGGCGGATGCCTGAAGCGTCGTTGCCGGTATGGTTTGATATGGCCCTGATGGCGCGGCTGGCAGCGGAATTTTGCCTGCCGTTAACCGAAAGCGGCAGCCGGGCGGAATATTTGCAAAAGCGGGCAGACACGCTGTTTCATCAGGCGCGACTGGCTGACGCCCAGCAATCGACCCCGCGCCGGATTGAGGATTTTCCCTTGCTGGAGGCACGGGGGTAATGGCGCGCAGTGTTTTGGAAAAAACCACGTTCAGTGCCGGGGAACTGGCACCGAAATTATGGGGCCGGGGCGATATTGCCGCCTATCGCAACGGGGCGGCCAAATTGCGCAATGTGTTTGTGCTGCCATCGGGCGGGGTGTGCCGCAGGCCCGGTGTGCGGTTAATTGATGAGGTATCGGGGCCGGTGCGGCTGGTGCCGTTTGAATATAATGTCGATCAGCCGTTTCTGGTGGTGTTCTGGCATTTGCGGGCCACGGTTTATGCGGGCGACAGTGTGGTGCAGGAATTGACCACGCCGTTTGAAAGCAAACATTTGGGCCAGATCAGCTGGACGCAAAGTGCGGATACGTTGCTGGTGGTGCATCCTGATGTGGTGCCGATCCGCATTGTGCCAAAGGCGGATGCAGACTGGCTGGTGACAAGCTGGGTATGGGGTGAAACCACCACCAAACGCCAGCAACCCTATTACAAATTTGCCGAACCTTATGTGTCGGTAAAGCCATCGGGGGTATCGGGGACGGTTGGCCTGAGTGCCAGTGCCGATGTTTTTGTGGCAGGACATGTGGGAGGGCAATGGCGGGTACAGGGGATTGAGGGGGAAATAACCGCGGTTGCCGACGGCAAACATGCCACCCTTGCCCTGCGTGAACAGCTGCCCAACGCCAATGAAACGCAGGATTTTGCCGAACCGGCCTTTTCCGCCGTGCGGGGCTGGCCGCGCAGTGTGACCTTTCACCAGGACCGGATGGTGATTGGCGGGTCGCGCGATTTGCCCAACCGGTTGTGGATGTCGCATTCGGGGGCGTTGTTTAATTTTGAACTGGGCGAGGGGCTGGATGACGAAGCCATTGAGTTTGCCTTGCTCGCCGACCAGGTAAGTGCGATTGCGGCGGTGTTTTCGGGCCGGGATTTGCAGGTTTTTACCAGCGGGGCGGAATGGATGGTCAGCGGGACACCGTTAACCCCGCAAAATATTCAGGTGACGCGGCAAACCCGCATTGGCAGTGCCGCAAACCGCAATGTGCCCCCGGTTAACATCGACGGGGCAACGGTGTTTGCGGCACGCAATGGCACCGAAATACGGGAGTTTTTATTTACCGATCTGGAGCAGGCATACGGTGCGGCGGACTTGGCGTTGTTATCGAGCCATTTGATTAATGCGCCGGTTGATCAGGCCTATGATGCAAGCCGGCGCCTTTTGCATGTGGTGATGGGCGATGGCACGATTGGCACATTAACGCTTTATCGTAGCGAGGGTGTAACCGCCTGGAGCGGGCAGGAAATTGACGGGGCGTTTCGCAATGTCGCGGTGAGTGGTGGCGACGTTTATGTGGCGATTGAACGTGTGAACCGGTTTTTTCTGGGCCGGTTTGATGAGGATGCCGGGTTTGATTTGACGTTAACGGCGCACGCGGATGAGGCCACACCCCAATGGGGACAGTTTGGGTTGTTAGATGGCCTGGAAGTTGGGGTGTGGGCAGGAAGCCAGCTTTACCGTGACGTTTTGATTTCGGGGGGCAGTGTGCGGCTTGCAACGCCGGAAACACAGGTGATGGCGGGTTTGCCGTTTCGCCATGAAATTGCGGCCTTGCCCCCGGTGGGGGGCGATGGATCGCGGCCTTATGGCGGGTCCAGCTTGCGGTTGATTTGTGCGACGTTTCGCCTGCATGACAGTGCCGGGATGGCGGTGGATGTGGGGCGCGGGATGCGCCGGGTGCCGTTGCGCAACCCGGCAAGCGGGCGGGTTCTGGACCAGGCAAACGGGTTGTTTCGCGGCGAGGTGACGGTGCGGGCCATGGGGTGGAAACGCGGTGGGCAGAATGGATTGTGGCGCATTGCCGGGGATTTGCCCCGGCCTTTTTTATTGCTGGGTGTGAGTAGCGAAGTGGGGGTGAATGACTGATGGGGGGATTTTCATCGTGGGTACCGGTGGTGGCAAATGCGGTGCAGACCGGAACCGAAATTGCAGCCAGCCAGAAACAGGCCAAAAAAGCGGCCAGCCAGGTTGATGCGCAGCGCCAAAGCGAGCAGCAGGCATTGGCGGCACAAAAGGCCAGCGACGATGCCGAGCGCGCCCGCAAATTACGCGTGCAACAGGCGAGTTTGCGTGCCGCACAGGGCGCGTCGGGCATTCAGGCCGGGGCGGCAGGGTCGGCCAGTGCGGTGTTGGCAGGGGCGCAGCGCAGTTTGCTTGATGTGCAGGACGCAGCCAATGGGGCCTTTGCCCGGCAAAGCAGCAGCATTGACCAGCGCGTGCAATATAAGCGGCAAAATTTGCTGGATACATCGCGTTACAATACGTTGTCGCAAATTACGTCGTGGTTTGCGCGGCGCGATAATTGGGGAGGCTAGACCGTGGGTGCAATTTTTGCCAATCGCGACCCGGCAGCGGTGCGATATGAAGGCGACGGGGAAAGCCGGGAATTTCCGTTTGAATTTGCCGTGTTTGCCGCATCGGATGTGAAGGTAACGATGAATGGCAACGAGATTAGCGAAGATATTGGCATTACCCTGAATACCAGCCAAAGCAGCGGCGAAACCGGCGAGGGCAGTGTGATGGCCAGCGGCGGCACGGTGACGTTTGCCAAAGCCCCGGTGACGGGGGCCGATATGTTGATATCCCGCCGGTTGGGATTGCGCCGGTTAAGCCATTATGACAGCGGCAGCAGCCTGCGTGCCGATGTTTTAAATGCCGATTTTGATTATGTGCTGGCCGCCCTTGGTGATGTGGAAGCAGGATTTGCCGGCACATTGCGGATGCCTGACGGGGCGATTAATGCCAGCGGGGAAGCGGTGTCGGCCCAATTGCCCGGCCCGCAGGCAGGCCGGGCGATTATGTGGGATGAAACGGCGCGCCAGTTGGTAAACGGGCCGGATGGTGCCGCGATTGCCGGGGCGCAGGCGGCAGGCGAAATGGCGAACCGCGCGGCAAATGAAGCCAGCGCAGCGGCACAGCAGGCGCAATCATCGTTTGCCGGGTTTGTCAGCCAGTCGGCCACGGCGGTTTTGCAGCTTGATTGTCGCACCGGGCGGGCACTGGCCTATCAGGATGAACGGCGGATGCCGATGGTTGACGCGCCGGGCAATGTGACGTTGACCCCCCGGCAAAGCGGGGTGGTAGTGCGGGTTTCGAACGGCGGGCGAATTACGCTTCCGCCCTGCCAACCCAGCCGCAACGGCGTGAAATTTCGCATTTTTAACGGGGATGGCACGGCGACCGATATTACGACGGTGGGTGTGGATGTGCTGCACCCGGTGGATGGTGGAGCGGAGCGGGCTGTTTTTGCCCTGCCGATGCGCGGCGATGCGGTAGAGGTGTTTTGCGATGGCAGCCGCTGGCAGGTGCAAATTTTGCGGTCGGGCGGGCCGCTGGTAAAAATGTTGCGCACGCAACAACAGGCGATCCCGGCCAATGGCGAGTTTATTGTGGAATGGGACAGCATCGTGACTGACAGCCACGGTCTTTATCATGCCGGGTATGACGGCATCGCCAATGTTCCACCGGGGCATTACCATTTTGACATTGGCGTGTGCATGGAACTGGCGGACCAGTCGGTGCAGGGCATGGTGTTTGTGGAGCGGTTGGGGGCAGGCGGCTGGAACATGCATTTGCAAGGCGTTGATACCCTGCCCAATGGGGCGGACGGGCGCAAAATATTGCGATGCAGTGGCATTGCCCGGGCGGGCATTGGCACAGATAACGCCTTTCGGGTGCGGGTGGCACATGGGGCGAGCGATACGCGCCATATTGTCGCAACCAGTTTGGCAAGCTGGTTTCATGCGGTGCGGCTGAGCGCCTGAGTATCGTTCGGTTTGATATGTGAGGGGGACGGACCCCGCCAGCAACAGCGCTGGCGGGGTTTTGTTATGCCCGGTGGCGGCTTTCAAAACAGGACAGATGATATGGCGATGCGGTTTTTGCCGTTGACGGATTATTTGCAGGTGGCGCGGGGCAGCACCACGCATGTGAAGGATGAAACAGGGGTGGTTACGGAAATTGCTGCAAATATGCCCGCCTTTGAATTTGATGATGACGGGCGGGCCTTGGGCCTGCGTATTGAGGGGGCATCGGCAAATTTGTTGCGCCATTCGGCGAATTTTGCCAATGCGATTTGGGAAAAGGATGTGGGGGTAACGGTTTTGGCCGGGGCGGGAACGGCCCCGGATGGCAGCGCAAATGCAACCCGGATTAATTTTGCCGCCGGGACGGGCGGGATTTATCAGCGGGTGGATAATCTGGCGTCGGGGGCGACCCATGCCTTTGCGGTGTGGATGCGTGCGGTGAGTGGCACGGCAAATATAACGCTGGGCGGGGTAAACGGGGCGTCGCAACATGGGGTGACGCTGGGTGAACGCTGGCAACGGGTGGGGTTTGCCGAGGTGGCATCGGCCACCAGCCGGTATCCCAAGATCAGCACGGCGATTTCGGGGGCGGCGGCATCGGTGCTGGTGTGGAATGCGCAGCTTGAAGCCGCACCGGTTGCGAGCAGCGACATGATCAGCAATGGTATTCCTGCTGCGCGCGCTGGCGATGATGTGCGGCTGGATTTATCCGATGGCTGGTTTATGCCCGGTGCCGGAACGCTGTTTTTTGATCTGGCGTTACCAGCGGCCTGGAGCGGGATCTGGCGGGTGATGCAGCTTTATTCAACCAGCCTGAATAATGACCATCTGGATTTGGCCTATGACAGTGCGGCGGACCAGTTGCGCATCAGCCTGCGCAAAGGCGGGCAGCAATTGATTACGCAATCGCTGTATGGCGCACTGGTGGCAGGTCAGCGCAACCTGGTGGCACTGGCGTTTGATGATGATGACATTGCTGTTGCCACCCAAAACGGGGTTTTAAAATCGCCCCCCGGTTTTGCCTTGCCGCGTAATTTTCAAACACTGGGGATCGGGTCTTACGCAGGCACGGCAAGCCAGCTTAATGGCTATGTGCGGGCGATGTCTTATTGGCCGGGGCGGCTGGGCGATGACCGGCTGGTCGCCCTTTGTACCAGCGGGGCGGTGTAACATTGGCGGATATCAGAACCGGGGCGGAATGCCGGAATGAAGGGGAAGATGCCACGGATAGCGGATTTTCCGACGAGGACCGCGGGCGATTGGCACGGTTGCGAAGCGAGCTTTTGCGCAGTTTGCCAACCGATATTCGCCGGGCACGCAAGGCGTATCATCGGGTGGCACGCGACGCGGCCGACGTGATGGATGCCAAGGGGATTGTGAACCATCAGGCCGCGTGCAAGGCCGCATTGGCGCATGTGGAAAGTCTGATCAAACTTTTGCGCTGGGTTTGTGACGAAGATTTGGCCGCAGAAACGCCGGTTCGGAAAAACGGCACCAAGGATATTGCTGATCGGGGGCATGTGGAGGCAACGGAGCAGGGGGGCGATGACGTTTCACAACTGATTTTGGCTGCCAGAACCGCAATGCAAAGCGGATGATTTGAAAAATCGGGGTGGTTTTTAAAACCGGTGTGACCTGAAGGGAAGGGGGAGGCAAAATGCAGAAATGCCAGGCCAGCCTTGCCGAGTTTGTCTGGATATGGAACCGGAAACTGGGGCAGGGCACACCGGCGCATCATCAGAAAATGGCGCACTGGTTGCAGCACCATAATGATCACGGCCCGCGTGAGTTGTTGCTGATGGCATTTCGGAACAGTGGCAAATCGACCATGGTGGGCCTGTTTTGCGCGTGGTTGCTGTATTGCAATGCGGATTTGCGCATTCTGGTGTTGGCAGCCGACCTTGATTTGGCAAAAAAGATGGTGCGCAATGTGAAACGCATTGTGGAACGCCACCCTTTAACGAAAGCAGCAGTACCGGGGAAGCTGACCGATTGGGGGGCAGAGCGTTTTACCATTAACCGGCCCGGCGAGTTGCGCGACCCGTCGATGCAGGCGGCGGGGATTGGTGGCAATATTACCGGGTCACGCGCCGACGTGGTGATTTGTGACGATGTGGAAGTCCCGAAAACCTGTGATACCGCGCATAAACGCGAGGAGTTGCGCGAAAAACTGGGCGAGATTTCCTATGTTTTAAGCCCCGGCGGGATGCAGGTATTTATTGGCACACCGCACAGTTATTATTCGATCTATGCCGATGAAACCCGGCCTGAAACCGGCGAGGATGCCCCGTTTTTAAACGGGTTTTCGCGGTTTTGTTTGCCGATCACCGATGAAAACGGTTTGTCAGCGTGGCCGGAACGGTTTTCGGCGGCGAAGATCGACCAGATCCGCGCCCGAACGGCGGCGGGTAAATTTGCCAGCCAGATGATGCTGGAAATGGTGCCGCCTGATATGGGCGATCTGGACCCGGCCCGGATCAAACCCTATGACGATGAAACCGAATTTGAAACGGCCAATGGCGAACAACGATTGCGCATTGGGGGCCGCCGCATGGTGGCGGCCAGTTGCCATTTTGACCCGTCATTTGGCGGCAAGGGGCAGGATGGGGCGGTAATTGCGGCGATTTATATGTGCGATCAGGGGGAATACTGGTTGCATGATGTGGCCTATTTGCAAAGCGACCCTGCCTGTTTGGACCGCGAAGACGAAGCCAGCCAGCTTTGCCGCCAGGTGGCCGCATTTGCAAAGCGCCATCATTTACCAGTGGTGAAGGTGGAAACCAACGGCATTGGCCGGTTTTTGCCCAATATTTTGCGGCGCTGCCTGAAACAGGCCGGATGCCTGACCGCCGTGGTGGAATTTCACGAAACCCGCAACAAGGAAGCCCGCATTGCCGATGCCTTTGGCGCGGTATTGGCGGCGGGGTTGCTGCATGGGCAACGTAATATCTGGCGCACCCCGTTTATTCGTGAAATGCGCGAATGGCGGCCCAATGGCGGTAACCGCGATGACGGGCTGGATGCGGTGGCAGGGTGCATCTTGGCCGAACCGGTGCGATTGCCACGGGTGGTGCGCCCGGATTTCGGACGGGATTGGCGCCCGGCCAGCACCATTTTGCAGGGTGATCCAGATTTTGATCCTTGATTTCAAATCAAAATCAGTTGGTTAGAACAAGTTTTGAAAAATGTTTCCTAAAAGTTGCGGGCGCTATTGTTTTTAAGGCACATCCACCTAATCTATATCAAAGGATAGTATCGAAGCGTTTTTACTACCCTAAAGAGATTTTTGACGTGGTGGATGACAGGCAGCTGGTGACATGAATGTTACCCGATGCCGCCCGGATCAAGGAGGTCATGAGATGTTGCGTGTCGGTATTTTGCTTGCCTTGTTGCTGGGTGCTGTTTGGTTAACGACGCCTGCGCATGCCGCCCCGCCCGTATGCAGGGACCGGGTAACGGTTTTAAAAAGCCTGAGCAATAAATATTCCGAGCAGCCCGTTGCGGCGGGTGTGGCATCCAACGGTGGGGTGATTGAGGTGTTGAAAGGACCGGATGGCAAAACCTGGTCGATCCTTTTTACCTATCCTGACGGGCCAAGTTGCCTGATTGCCACGGGGGAAGCATGGCAGGAAATTGCCTTTGCCGTGAGTGGCCCGAAAGCCTGAGATTACAGCCACATGTGCGCCACCTGAAAGGGTGTTTCGGGCGAAGTGAATGCCGTGTGCCTGATGCCTGACGAATACGAATAGGGGGACGTTTCTTAATGATGAGAAACTCCTGAACTGACCCGCCGGTATATTCCGGCGGGTCTTTTTTTTGGGAGAAAAACAATGGCAGCAGGGCCGGTTGATTTGGGCTGGTGGCTGACAATGGTGGAATTGCCAGCACTGGCGGGTTTGTTTTGGCTGATTTGGCGCAGCCGGGCGGAATTGCAGCGCAAGATAGATGTTAGCGCCGCGCAAAACACACGTGATTGCCAGGAAAACCGCGACGGGCTGGCGGCGTTCAAGCTTGATGTGGCGCGCAATTATGTGTCGATCCCGTATTTGAAGGATGTGGAACGGCGCTTGACCGCGCATTTGTTGCGCATTGAGGCCAAGCTTGAACATCGGGACATGTGATTTTACGCAAAATGAAAAACAACGGGGATGTCGAATGATCAGAAACACGCAAAAGACAGAAACAGACATGGCGGCTTTGGCGAAATTATCGCCGGTCGATATTTTGGCACGCACCCTTTATGGCGAAGCGCGCGGCGAAGACCTGACCGGAATTGAAGCCGTTGCCGGTGTGATTATGAACCGGGTGGTAATGGCACAACGCCGGGGCGGGTATTGGTGGGGCAATGATGTGGTGGCGGTGTGCCTGAAGGCCGGGCAGTTTTCGTGCTGGAGCCGGGGCGACCCCAACCGGGAAAAACTGCTGCGCGTGAGCGAACGCGACCTGGCATATCGGTTGTGCCGCCGGGTGGCCAACCGGGCCATGAGCGCAAAGCTGCCCGACGCCACGCACGGGGCGACGCATTATCACACCTTGCAATGTGACCCGTGGTGGGCGCGCGGCCATGTGCCGGTGTGTGAAATTGGCAATCATGTTTTTTACGACGATATCGGTTAGCCGCCCTGTGATAACGGGGCGTGGTTTGGTGTGCTTTTTCCCAACAGGCGAGGTTGAAAAATGATACCGGCATTATTGGCGCAAATCGGATTGCCCTTGTTGATCAAGGCGGTGGGGGCCGGGCTGGACGCGATTGACAATCCGTTGACGAAAACGGCGGCCAAAGGATTGCGCGATGTGGAGGCGGCCGTGGGGCAGGGCGTGGTCGGGGCGGATCAACTGGCCGAAGCCAACCGACATGCCGAGGCCATGGTGCGTGCCCAACTGGCCCATGACAGCACGGTGGTGCGCGCAGTGAACCAGACAATCCGGGCGGAAGTGGCATCAGACGATGCGTTTGTGCGGCGCTGGCGACCCAGCTTTGGTTATGCGATGGCCCTGACCTGGGTTTTGATGATGGGGGCGATTGCGGCAGCCATTGTAATGACGCCGTTACAGGCCCCGGCGATTATTGCCGCCCTTGTTAATACCAGTCCGATCTGGGGTGTGGCCTTGGCCGTTTTGGGCATTTCGGTGGTGAAACGCAGTGGCGATAAACGCCGGGATGGCTGA